ACTCTTTGACCATAACCAACGGAACCATTGAAAGTTTGTTGTATAGATTCTAAAGCGAAGTTAGTATGTCTTCTGTAAACAACTTTGAAGAATGTAATCTGNGGATTACCTGTTAAATATACATCTTGTGCNCCATAAGCAACTAATTGTAATAGACCCCCTCCCATAATTAATATTATCTAATTTAATATAAGAAAAAAAACATATTTAATTTGAATACGCTAACCCACCCATACCGGATAATATTCTTAATACATTATAATTTATAGCATAAATTAACACAGTACGGTTGGAATTCGCAACGTTCGTTTTAAGATGCAAATGTGCACTATCAATTCTCGACATATTTAGAGTCCCGGATGGTTGATGTTCTTCTGGTTTTAATGCAAAAGAATAAACATTTATACCCCCATTTTTTGGTATATTAGTATGATGTTGATAAGGTTGGACTAAATCAAAATATCTTCCTTCTCTTGCAGCAATTCTATCATTACCATTTAATTTTATAGATGCTTGCGTAAATGGATTTCCTCCACCCACCTCTATATTCGACACATCGCTATAATTATAGTAATTCCGTAATGGATTATTATCTTGTTGCTGGCCGGTCCCAGACCATTTAGATACCCATACTAATTCTTTAACAGGATGATTGAAATTTAATCTAATTTGTTGATTAAATTGTTCTTCGCCTGTAAATTGCAATTGTTCAATTAAATATTCGTGTGATAATTGTGCAAATTTTCTTCTTTCATCAGTATCTAAAAATATATAATCTACATAAATATTACATACTAAGTTTCCAATCTTATCTTTTGCGGTAGTTTCTAAAACTCCACCACTTAAAGCGGTACCGCCATTATTCCACATTAATGCAATTTCATCTTTTTCGGCAAATTCTATTTTAAATTTAACTTCATGATATTGTAAAGCGATTAAAGGTAGAGCTAAACCAATATTTCTACAAAACCAAAATTCTAAAGGAATATATAATTTAGTAGTTTCATTTTCTGGTACAGTCGATAAGTCTTCGCCTATAGCACCAACCATTTTATCATAACCATATCTTTTACCAATTGGTAAGGATAATTCGTTCCAAATAAACATCCAATCTGAATAATGCTTATCTATTTGTTGTCCGCCAATTTCAACAACAACATTTTTTAATAATTTTAATCCTAAATAATCAACATATTTTACATGTTCGGTGGTCGCGTGAAAAGTGCTATCTAACCCATTAACATCAATTTCAACATAAACCCTATTAATTAAATCACCATTTCTCGATACTGTACAATTAATAGTATTTCCAAATTCTGTTTGTCCATTATATGTTTGTTGAATTGATTCAATGGCAAAATTTGTATGTCTTCTATAAACAACTTTAAAAAATGTTATTTGAGGATTACCAGTTAGATAAACATCTTGAGCACCATAAGCAACTAATTGTAAAAGACCACCGCCCATATATTATATATCTTATACTAATAGATTAGAAAAAAATTAACATATAAAAACGTCGGTGAATATGTAATGTATTAAATATGTTTAAAGACAAAACATCAAAAAAAAGACTAAATAATAATGCGCACGATAATTGTACTTTAAATACCATGCATCAGAATATAATAAAAGATTTTGAAACAAAAAATCAAGAATATAACATATGTCTTAAACAATTTGATGAAATGAATATTGAAAACGATTTAATATCATCAAATATACTGTTTTTCAAAGATAATTATTGTGAAAATGATTATACAGATTTATGGGATTCTAATATTAAAATAAAAGAAGAATTAATTAATGTCAAACGCAAGATGAAAGAACTTGAAAATTATAAAGAAATTGATTATTATAATGATACTAGTCATATTCTTTTTGAATATTATAATATGATTGAAAATGAATCTAAATTAAATAATGATAAAAAAAAAACTGTTCTAGATGCTTTGAATAATAAAAAAACAGAAAATACGAATACNGATAAAAGTCAATTAGTAGACGAATATTTAGCATTAACCAATTCAAAACATATAAAAAAAAATAATAAGGAAAATTTAGAAATTTGCAAAATTTGTAATACTAATTTAACATGTTTNCAACATGAAGCAATTTTATTATGTACTAATTGTGGTTATCAAGAATTATTATTAGTTGAACAAAATAGACCTATATTAAAACAAAATGCGAAGGATACATCACATTTTAGTTATAAAAGAATAAACCATTTTAGAGAATGGTGTAATCAAGTACAGGGAAAAGAAAGTACAGATATTCCAGATGAAATATTTGAAAAAATATTAGGTGAAATAAAAAAAGAAAAAATTATAGATCCAAAGACAATTACATATATTAAAATGAGAGAAATATTAAAACGACTAAGAATAAATAAATACTATGAACATATCAATTATATATTAAATAGAATAAATGGGATTCCGACACCTCAGTTTTCAGCAGAATTAGAAGAAAAATTATGTATAATGTTTAGGGATATTCAGGGACCATTTTTAAAACATTGTCCTAAAGATAGAAAAAATTTTTTATCTTATAGTTATGTATTATATAAATTTTTTCAAATTTTAGGTTTAAATGATTATTTGAAATATTTTCCATTATTAAAAAGTAGAGAAAAATTGTATTTACAAGATCAAATATGGAAGAACATTTGCATAGACTTAAATTATCCAATTATACCTTCACTTTGATTTTTTCATATTTTTATAGATAGTTGTGCGAATATCTACTTTTTTATTTTTTGAAAAATTCTTAGTTAAAACTTTTAATATTTCATAAATTTTTTTCTTTGTCGGTTTATTCATACCACCTATTTGACCAAATGATGATTGTGAAACACTTGCACAGGATGGACTAGCATCATTTGAATATGCATAATTTGTTGGACCGTAATATAAATGAGTATTATCACTTGTAATATGACCTATCTTCAAGGTTTCCGCCATATTATTGTGTTCTAAATTATATAAAGAATAAAATTTATCATTTAATAATTATGTATTCGTTTACTAAACTATATTTTTTGAATGATAGTGTAAAAAATACAGGGTTACCTGTTTTATCAAGAAATAATAATTTTAGCAATTTATTGGATTATATTGTTATTAATAAAATACATTATAGTATTAAACGACCAGGTAATATATATATATTATTACCTGTACTTAATTTATTATTTTTAGCAATTAGTTTTTCTTGTTTTATATTTAAAAAATAATAATCATTTATATAATAATGACCGGAGTTTATAATACAGTAAATTTTGAAGGTATAGATGCTGGTCTTGAAAAATATATTTCATTAGATAGTAAAAATTCAGTTATTATTGGACAAGATACTGGGAAGGTAATTTTAGTTAGTTCATATATTAATACATATGATAATACATTTATTGGTTATAAAGCTGGTGAATTTACTGATAATATATCAAAAACAATTTTAATTGGTGAAAATTCAGGTAAACATTTATTCAACGGTACTAATAATATATTAATTGGGAATGATAATAATTCCAATATTTTATATTTTACTAATTCAATATTGATTGGAACTTCCAATATTGGATATACAAGTAATAATAATATTAATATTTTTGGGAACTATAATACAATTGATAATAATATTGATAATTATAATTATAACACTTTCATATTTGGTAATAATAATTCATCTAAAAATACATTAAATTCTTTAATTATTGGTAATAATAATAAAATAGATAATAATATTATAAATAGTAATTACTTATATATAGGTGATAATTTAATTGATAATTCGAATATTAAATTTAATATTAATAATATTATATATGAAACAAATAACGAATTTATTAAGAGTGATATAACTTATTATTATAACAATTTACATATTGCGGATTCAAATAGAAATTTAATTATTGGGTTCGACAATATAGAAGATACTAAACATATTATAAATAAGAATATTGATATAATAAACCATGATATATATTCTAAAAATGGTTTAAGTACAAATTGTATTTCATTTAGAAACGATGATAATAATAATATAACAATTTGTACTAATAATAAAATAACAGATGATATATCATATATATTACCGAATAATATTTACAATTTTAATAATAGTAGTAATTATTTCTTAAGTATTGATAGTAATAATGAATTATTTTGGTATGATTCTAGTTTGTTAAACATCGGAGTATATTTAAATAATGTTAGTAATTATATTCATAAAATTAATAATAAAACAAGTAATTTTGATAATTCACATCCAGATATATTACAACTTAATTCGGATTTTTATATAAATGGTGTTTTAACTGTTGATAAAATAAATTTAACAGGTGGTACAATTATATTAACAAATGACGATCTAGATATCAGTAAAGGACCACAAGGACCAAGAGGTCTAAAAGGAGATAAGGGTTTAAATGGATTGACTGGAGACACTGGACCCATTGGACCACCTGGTGATGGAATTAAAGATATTAATTATGATAATAATACAGGTGTTGTAACAATTCATTCAGACAGTGGTTATGAATTTCAAACTGGAGATTTGCGTGGTGAAAAGGGAGAAGGCTATACAAATGTATATTATAATACTGAAACAAATTCAATAACATTTTTAGGAACAACTGATGATTTAAATTTAACAACACCAAACTTAAAAGGCGATCCCGGTGCAATAGGACCAGCAGGAAGGGATGGTGTTGACGGCACACCGGGCGACCAAGATATAGTTAATGCAATTCAAGAACAGAATAATATTATAAATGGTTTAAAAGATAAAATAGAGCAACAAGAAAATAGAATTAACCAAATATTAGAAACATTATCGAGAAATACTATAGTTTAAAAAATCATATATATAGTAATACTACATTAGAATGTCTCTATAAGTTTTGACTATACACTTAAATTATAAGCGAGTCTATACCTTTCGATTAAATTAATTAAGAAGAATATTACAGTTATTATACAAAAATAAAACAATTTAGTTAATTTAAAAAAATAAATGATATAAAAACATTTTAATCAAAATTCAGTATTGATTTTGTTCTACAAATCTCTTGAAATGAATTATAATTTTTTTTTTCTTTTTGTGTATTTTTATTTTGCGCGGTCATGCATTTATATATTACATCATAATTATCCATAGCATACTCTATTATATTATTATTAAATACCCATCTAAAAAAATTTAATTGTCCAACAGTAGTTTCAATAAAAAAATCTTCATTTATATAAAATGTAATTCTTTGATGTCTTCTAAATGTATCAAAGTATAATTTACTATATGATTTTAACTGAGCGCGATAATCAAGATATATATTTACCTTCCTAATATTTTTTAAAGAATCGGGTGCTTTTTTAAATATTTTTGTATCATTTGTCCAATAATTTATATTAGTATTTCTAGCATAATGTGTAACAAACCAGTCTATTAATCTTAATGATAATTTATGTTTACCATTTATAATGTTATTGAAAATTTCCTTATTTTTAATGTTATTATTATAATAGTTATTAAGTGAACTTAATAATAGTTCTTGACAACTATTAGTTGTCATTTAATTAATAATATTGATATAATCTTTAAGTAATTGTGCGTAAAGATTATTTTTTAATATAAATTATTCGGAACTTATTACAGAACCAATGTCGTATAAACCATGTGTTTTTGGTTGTGGTACAATAGTACTAATGCCCCAAGGACTTACGGGGATTTGCGGCGCTAATGGTTCATGTCTTAAATCTAAACTATTATTTCTACCAATTGATGTGTTAATACCAATGTGATAACCAGCAGTTAAAAAGTTTTTATCACCAATTTCTCCTGAACTTATTGGATTTACTTTGGCCCATTTAGAATTAGCATCTTGTGGCAATAAATCATCTGATGTTAATCGCTCTCTTGGAAAACAAGCAACATTATTTTCAACACTTGAATTCTGTGTGGGAATATTTTCGGGTTCTTCTCTTTTAACAGGTTCTTCTCTTTTAACAGATTCTTCTCTTTTAACAGGTTTTTCAATTAGTTTATTGTATGCATTTCCCAAAGGATCTGCTGCTGCTATTTGATCACTATAAAAAGGTGCTTGACTTCCAATAGATGCTTCAACCGAAAAATTAGTTCCTTGTGCATTTGATGCAACTGATTCTTGTCTTATAGCTGCGTTATCTGCACTTATTGTTTCTAGTACAGAATTTCCATTAAATTTTTCTACATTGTCCATTTGACACTTAGAATTATATGTTACAAGTAACAATAATACTAATAAAAGGAATAAAGCAATTGAAAATGATATAACAATAGTATTATTAGCAGCCATACCTCAATATTTTTTATCTATCTATTATCATTAATAGATAAAAT